CATATCGCCGACACTGGTAGATCTACATCCATCACCACCAAACATTTTGGTCACTTCTTTGTTGTTCCACCATGCATCGTTAATTGTGTTAGTCAACATAAATGCTTTTTCTAATTTTGCGGTGGTAGATAATTTCTTATCAACTTCCACAAATGCCACCACATGAGGTGCTTCTTCAAAAGCAGAGTGGATAACAGAAACAGTCTCCATAAGACGTTTATCAAATGTTTTCATTAATGCGTCAATTTTACTCATTACATCACCAACCATAAAGTTACGGGAAACCCTATCAGAGTTACTCCCATTAAAAAAATACCTATTCTATCCATAATCTACTCCTTAACCCAATCCCAAGCACAATCTGTATCAACTGCGAAATACCCAATTGCTGGCAACTTGGGGTCAAAATAATCATCTCTGATTTCACTCAACAACATCCAAGTATGACCTCCAGATGGTCCTTCCCAATTCACCTTACATTCTGGTGTATGAGTGGTATCAATCGCAACCACTTCACCAATCCATTCTGGGTGCATTGCACCAAAACAACCTGTGATCTCTGTACCTAATTCAATTTTCATTATCTATCCTTTAAAATTACGGGCAACTTCACCCTCTATCGATTCAAAATAAGTTTTGCAAAACTCAATGTCCACAAACGACATTGGTTTGTAATTGTCCAATACAAAGGTAGCAACTTCTTTAAAATCTGATGCTCCCTCTGCGACAGCCCAATCGACTAACTCTTCCATTTCCATCAAGAAATTTTTCATTTTACTCATTATGCAATTCCTTTCGCACTATAAACAGTTTCCAACCTAGACCAAACTGCTTCTCTAACCGCAGTATCAGTTGCTTCTTCAGTTGCTTCTTCTGATCCCAGAATCATCAACTTATTTTCAACCCATTCCCAATTACACTCACCAAGAATGGCACTCATTACGATTTCACCAACTTTTTTGTCTCCCTCTTCGGAAAACATTGCGAAACTATTAGATACATATTCAGTCATTTTTTCTCTCTCTCTTGATTATATTACTAGTATACACTATAAAACAGGTTTTGTCAAGGGAAATCGTACCCTATAAGTCCTTGATTTCATTGAGAATAAAAACTTTTTTCCTACTCTTACCAACGATAAACTCCGAAAACCCCTCTGGAATGGGTTTATCCCACCCATTTTTACGAGCAATTCCCACACTTGGAAAAAACCCTGCGAAGTGCATCAAATGACACATCATCCAATCACCTGTTGTAGAGTTTACGGCATGACCTATGGTATGCACATCTCCCTCATCAAATCCAAACAGTTCCCTGTCCTTTTTTGACACGTTGGAGTGGACGAATGAAATTTCGTTATCCATCACAAACAAGTGCCTTTGCCATCATTCTTACCAATCCAGGCTCTGGGTCAGTGACCTCGACAACCTTAAAGGTGCCTTCACCCTTAATCTCATTAAGGATCATGCAATGCTCGGCGGCATTGCCAGGGCAACCCTCTGAGGTGACAATATCACCAGTTTTGATGTTTCTAATTTCCCAATGCATATTCTCTCTTCCTTTTCTCAGTTTATACCTTAGTATAAACCATAGAAGAGAGTTTGTCAATCAAAATCGACATGGAAATGTCGTTATTTTGGGGAGTGTGACAAAAATGTCACTACGTGTAATGGGTGTAATTTATCTCTATGGGTTGCTTCTTACGAGTTGCGAACACCTCGGTATTTTTAAGATGATGGACTCGTCTATTTTTACCATCTTGTTTATATCCGATACCCATAACCAACAAGGGTTCTTTTTTTAACCCAAGAATTGATTTTAATTTTGGTGCATCCAAAATACAGGAACAACAGCCCGTACCGTAACCTAGTTGTGATGATACTAAATTAACATATCCTGCGGCGATGCCCAATGCAGTAAATCTATCTTGCTCTAAAATAGTCAAAGCTTCTTTATGGTAAGAAGATTTCGGATTGACCGCTGCTAGAATTTGTGTATTAATGTTAGGACTTTTAAGATCATAGTTCTCATACTCTTCAAATACAAATACTAAATTACCCAAGACTTGAGGATTATCAGGGTTAGGGGTCGCCTTACAAGTGGAATAGATTTGTCCAATAGTATTTCTGTCTGTAATCACATGCAACTTATAGAACGCAACATTTTGTTTACTGGGACATTGTGTGGCCGCAGTGACAATGGTTGCAATATCGTCTTCGGGCATATCTCTAGTTAGGTCAAAATTGCGTTGGACATGTTGACTACGGTGGATGGCCTTAAACAACTCCATATTTTTAGTGTTGGATTTTGGTCTGTGGTTAAGCACTTCGGCTGTATTGTCGAACACATTTCTCTCCTATTTTAAACTATTTATAATAATTATCTCTTCTTCTTGGACAATTCCATTGCTATCCAGTTTGTTGCCCTAGTGTTTGTTACTTTCCTACGGAGCAATCCTTGTATGCGTTTCCAGACTTCTGTGAAGGGGTTTTCTTCTCTGACATTGTTATCTACAATAATCATTCTTCCCTTGAAGAAATTATTGAACCGTCCTATATTTGATTGTACATCTTTCCAAGACTTAACCACAAGAGATTCTGGGACACTACGAGCACGTTCTGCATTGCTTTGCAGAGCAACGTCGAGAGAGGTGTTCACAAATATCATATGCGTATCGTAACCTAACTCTTCTAATTGCCCTGCCTGATCCAATAGTCTATTAGCATTCTTACCAGTGCCATCAATGACAAGTCCAAGTCTACCTTCAAGATAATTGCCCTGTCGTTTTTTGCTCATAGATTTTGCTTTCTGACGAAGGGGTTCCCTTTTATCAAATTCATCGTCAGGCATTTTAAGAGACAGACTTGCCTTTTTAATAAGCATTTCAAAAGCAGGATCTGAATTAACTATCTTGAGTCCCGTGCCACCAGTAGTTTTTCTGACTACATATGACTTACCACTACCTGGGCCTCCTGCTAAGAAAAATGCCTTAAATATGTTGGGGTCATAAACCCCCTCCTGTAATTCGTGGAAGTATTTCATTTTCTTTATGTCCTATTAACTCTTGGTGTAGTTGTTTACGATCTTGTATATACCTACCCCGTTTATGCATTTCTATGATATATTTATGTTCATCTGAAATTACTATGGTATTACGATTTTGGGTTTGGAAATTCATCTTCTTAATTCTATTTTTAGTCCTTGCCATTTTTTCATTCCTTTTCAGTTTGAGTTTATTTTTGATCATAGGTTTTGAGTTAATAGAATTCTCCTTTCTTACCATCCAGAATTAGATTCGTCATAAAATCTGTTATAAATATTACCCTTATTGTCAGGGGTAGGTTCATAAGCATCTTCTACTTCCAATAATTCTTTTGTTAATCCGTTTTTATATAAAGTCATGTTCATTTCATGAGTAAATGAAGCAATAGTAAAAGTGTGTTTTATTCGTCGTATAAAATATCTCCCACTGTTAATTCTGTCTACCTTAGGCCCATCATTTGTTTTAATTTCTGCGTGGTGTGGTAATTCTACATTTACCACATCTCCACATGAGACAACAGTATTACCATGTGCCATCATATTTAAACCCAAATTATGATACATTTGGTGCATGTGAGATTGCCTACGTTGACTCCATTTTTGTGGGGAGTATGGTTCATATGCGGATAATCCATCTCCTGTCAAATGTTGAGAATCCCTTCCTGCCGCTCCAAAAGGAAGTGTTGCATTTGGCATTAACATAGGTGTTGAACTGATATCTGAAATTCTACTACCTCCTTCATTGGTAGGGGATCTAGAATAAACAGGATAACTTGCATCTTGATTTTCCGTAGTATATGCTTGAGGGTATTCGTTAAGATAATTGTACCCGTGTGTTGTATAAGATTTTTTAGTTATGTCATGGACAATCAAATTTGAATTTAACATCCCTGCCATCTGGTCTTCCATTTGATTATTATTACTCATATTATAAGTAATCACAGTCTCCAAATTTTTCATAATATTTTGCGTACTACCAGCTCCTGGATCCCAAGAACCACCGTCTGGTTTCACATTATAAGACCATGATGGTGTTCTTGTAAAACAACTATCTAGACTTCTGAAGTGAAACCCTCTAAAGGATTCCCAAAAAATAAAATTAGGTGAAGCAATCGGTTCGTTTGTTATTGCTTGTCTGGACATACGAGTAATAACATTAAAGGGGGTTATATTCGGTGCAATTATTTTCTTATTACCACTAGAAGGTTCTATCCACCTCTCTTTAAGACTACCTACTCTATCCAACATTTGACCTACGATGTCAGAGCAACTTCCTTCTAGTTTTTCAGAAATCAATATCCTATGATTCCTTATTGCTTCTCCTGATATGAAACTAAATGTTACTGCCTCTGACCCTGTACCAAAATTAACCTTACCTACAGAATATATGTGAAACACATTCTCAGAATAATCTATGGTACTTTCTATTTTTCCAGGAAGAGTTGGTGTTTTTAATATCAATCTAAAATATTCTTGACCAATGAGAGGAGTTATAGATGATATGGCTGCTTGGTCGTGTAATAGACATTCACCTTCAATCCAAGGACGATCAATATTTTCATGAAGAGTTATTTTCATGAGATTAGGTTCAATACCTACCGACCTGCCTTCACTAGAAAGTATTTCTGCTAACTCTACTTGAAATTGCCCTGCATATTCTATTTGCTCTGGCATTATAAAATACTCGCACCCATAAGACCTTCAAATTCATTTACTAACTGCGAAACATAAATAGGGTCTAATAATCTTATTTGTCTAAGAGTGTCTTGTCTGTCCTGTTCATATTCAAAGTTTGTAACAGTTGAGGCAGATGGGTAATCCGTATTGTCTGTTCCTATGTCTATCTTGATTGTATCCTTGCCAGAAGTTTGAGCAATTTCGTAGTGATGCAATGCATCAGGGTCAGCATATTTTTCATTGACAAATTTTAAGAATTGTGGAGTACTCATCGGCCATCCATGATAACGATCTGTTACATTGTTTACAAACAATACAACCCAATGTAACTCAGGATCACCATATAACTTGAATGCTATATCTTCTGGTCTTTCTCCCTCTTTGACATCATACGTATCATAAAGCAGGGTATTAGTTCTAACTCCAGTTCTAAGAGCAACACGTTTGAGCATATTTGTTGCTATCTCAAAATCTCCAGCACCTTTTGCATCATAAAGTATTAATGGGAATTTACTAAAATACATTATTAATATCCTTGACTTATTCTGTTTTTTGTCATAATCTCCATTTCTTTAAATGCGAGAGTTAAAGTAGTTCTTTGAGGGGGATTACCTTTACCAAATATTCCATCTGTTTGATCATATGCCACATAACGATCTCCACCATATTGGACAGAAACATTAGAACAAAAACACGTAGATATTTTATTGAGCATATTGTTATTAGCACCTTGGTACATATACTCTATATCGAATGTGTCTGGAATTGTCATGGATCTTCCCGTTGATTTTTTTACGACACGGTTGGTAGTTGATACTGGACCATACATGTCACCCTCATCCTTACTCTCCACTTCCCAACTGTCAGCCCATTCTGGTAGGGCATGATATTTAAACATATATATTATCTGCTCTACTACCTTTGCTTCTTGTTCACTTTTGGGTATAAAAATAAAAGTGTATGTAAATTCTCTGCGACTAACGCCCTCAAAAGAAAGTTCCATCTTATTACTAATAATTCTTCCTGATTTTACTTGCATCAACGCACGTATTCCTGGGGCAACAGCATCCATTGTTTTATATGCCGCCTTTTTTGCCATATCTGTAAAATCATCAAATATACCTTTTCCCAAATTCACTCCCTCACCAGCTGATAATTGTCCTGCCATTTGCTTTTCTATTGCATCAACAGTGCCAATTATTGCTCCTGCCAGACCTCCAACATCTACATCAGTATAATTTGGAGTATAATTTACAGAAACATTTGGGGGCATATATAGTGCTATAGATGTTTGAATCCGTTTTGTGGGTTTTTGGTGCATCCTATACATAGAGTTCACAGGAGCACTGTCTAATGCAGATGTCTTAGAACCTGTCTTTTTAAGTTGTTTAAATTTATTGGTTTCGTCAGCAATAGTGTAATCGTCTTGATTGGCCAACTGGTTTAACTGTGTTGGTGTTGCCGTTGCCAAAGTTTTTCCTGCAAGTTGAGAATCAATTCCATTGCTAATCGTTCCCATATTATTTGTATGTTTACTGCCCTTGATTTTTCCTTGTTTAACTTCATTGATATGAAAAAGAATGTAATGACCCTGCATAGGATCACCTTCGACATTTAAAGGGTACTGAAGATTTTTAGTATAAAAATTTGATTTTCCACCAAGAAGGGAAGTTGGGGAAGTATCCATCCCCTTTCCTATCATACCTTTTATATTAGAAAAGGCATTACCAACGCCGGCCTTCACCACCTGATTTAATTTTCCTGCTACTATTTGTCTTAATGGCATGTCTAAATATCCTTACGGAAGTATTTATACGAGATGGCATACAAAGGTCGATTTAACATAAGCAATCCCTCAAAATATAAAGGTGATCCTCAAAGGATCATCTACCGTTCTCTATGGGAACGTAAGTTTATGGTATACTGTGATACCAATGATGCCATTCTTGAATGGGGAAGTGAAGAATACATTATCCCTTATTTATCTCCTTGGGATGGACGTATACATAGATATTTTCCAGATTTTTACATTAAAGTACGGCAAGCAGAAGGCACTACCAAAAAGTATATTATAGAGGTTAAACCAAAAAAGCAATGTGGACCCCCCGTGCAACCCAAGAGAAAAACAAAGAGGTGGTATAAAGAAACAAAAACATGGGGGATTAATTCAGCAAAGTGGAAATATGCAGAAGATTGGTGTAAAAATAACGGCATGGAATTTAAGATATTAACAGAGGATCATTTGGACATTCGGTATAAATAATAACATGGCACAGAGTAAATATATACAAGCAGTAATAAAGGCACAAGGTGGAAGACCACGTTCCACGGAGTGGTATAAAGATAAAATACAAGAATTGGGCAAAGCAGGTGCGATGGACTTAATTCGAGATGGAAAAAGAAATGCAAGACCTTTCTATGGTAGACTTAATATGTTCTTCTATAACCCAAAACATAAAAAGACTCTACCCTATTATGATACCTTTCCCTTAGTGTTGCCATTAGAAAAATATCCTGATGGGTTCCTTGGAATTAATTTGCATTACCTTCCAATACCTATGAGAATTAGACTTCTAGATCGTTTGGTAGATTATTCTAATAACACCAAATTTGATGAGTCTACCAGATTAATAGTCAATTATAAAAAATTGAAGAATGTAAAATTTATTAAACCAACAGTACATAGATACCTTGCAGGACATGTGCAATCACAGTTCCGTAGGATAGATGCTGATGAATTTACGGTAGCAACTTTGTTACCTGTACAAAGATTCAAGAAAGCATCTGCTAAAGAGGTATGGGCAGATTCTAGGGGGATGATCTAATGGCAAATTTCGAAGGACTAGGATACGGGCTGTTAAACGATGCCTTGGGATTTTTTCGTTCTGATGAAGGTTTTGCATTACCTAGTAGATATGAAATAGAAATAGGACAACCCACTACTTTCAAGGGAACTGGTCCAAGTGGTGGTGGTAGTGGTGGTTTACTTGGAGCTGCTATGAAATTTCTCCCTTCTGGTTTAAAAGGAATCGTAGGTGGTTCAAAGGGTGATGGATTAAGGACTATCCTACTAAGAGCAGAATCTGTTCAACTTCCTGGTAGAAATTTAGCAACAGGAGATGACCCAAACATATATGGGCCTATCAGATCAGTTGTCGAAGGTGTTAATTTTGCAGAGGATATCAACATAACATTTCAATGCGGTTCAGAATTAGGGGAAAGAAAATTCTTCGAAGCATGGCAAGAAGCATGTTATGAAAGAAAAACTTGGAATTTAAAATATTATAACGACTATGTTGGTTCTCTATCTATCTATATGCTTGATACTCAATCTAAAAGAAGGTATGGTCTAAAATGTATGGAAGTATATCCTAAATCAGTAGGATCAATAGACTTAAATTATGGCCCTGCATCAGATATAGCAAAAGTAACAGTCTCTTTTGTTTTCAGATATTGGAAGAATATAGATATTGACGATCAAGGATATGATATACTAGGCAACATGGCAAATACGGTTCTAGATGTTGCTGAGAAAAATTTAATGAGAAATGTACCGAAATTTTTGAATAAATTAGGATAATATAAAGGATGAAAATATTATGGCACTGCCTAAACTAAAAACACAAATATATAAAATTAACTTACCATCATCAGGAGAAGAAATCAAATTCAGACCTTTTCTTATGAAAGAGCAAAAGATTTTAATGATTGCTCAAGAATCAGAAGAAGATGGGCAAATGCAAGAAGCAATTGCAAATGTTATTCATGAATGTACCTTTCAGAAAATAGATCCTTGGACATGTCCAGCATTTGATCTGGAATATATTTTCGTAAAATTAAGAGGAAAATCTGTAGGAGAGAGTATAGAACTAAATGTACTCTGCCCTGATGATAATGAAACTAGAGTTCCTGTTAATATAGAATTAGATAAACTTGAATGCACGATGCACGTTGGTCATACTAATGAAATAACTCTTTCTGATGATGTTAAACTGGTAATGAAATATCCTACCTTAAAAGATGTAATGTCTATGGGGGGTAAAGAAGTCGGAGAATCACAACAGATTTTTAATATGCTCGGTAAATGCGTACACCAAATAGTTGAGGGAGATACTATACATCAAGATATAGATATTCCTGAAGTAGAATTAACAGAATTTTTAGATAATCTAAATACTGATCACTTGGAAAAAATAGGTGAATTTTTCGATACCATGCCGAAACTTTC